ATGACGACGCTGTTGGCTATCGATCCCTGCGGGGTCGGGGGGACGACCGGCATTGTCCTCCTCAACTATGAGGGGGACAAGCCGGCCACGCTCTTCAACTCGTGGAACCCCGGAACCGAAGAGACCTACGACTGGTTCTACAAGCGGATGTTTGACCGCATGATACAGCCGGATGTTGTGGTGTGCGAGAAGTATGTCAACCGCAACATTCCCGGAGCCGACATCAACCCGGTTCGCGTCGAGGGCGCCGTCCACGTTTTCGGCCGGTTCCTCGGGAAGAAGATCCAGTGGCGCACACCACAACAGCGGCTGTTCGTCCGCGATGCGAACCTCCGGCGCCTCGGTCTACTATTCGAGGAGGTCGAGGACCACCACCACGACCGCAGGGAGGCCGCTCGCCATGCCGTTGCATACCTGGTGGAGCTCGTACACCATAAGCCCACGTATGAGAAAGGATGGAAATGATCAAGAAATGGAACACCGCACGGTGGATCAGGAAATACTGCTACGACAACGAGGCACTGCACGTCGAAGATTGCTTCGAGCTGGCCGTGCGCCTCGGGAAGGCGGGCATCGGCCCAGTCTTCGAGTGGGACGCGGATGACCCGTTCTCGTCCCACCCCTGGAACGGCCAGGGTAACGGCTCGCACAGGTTCGTCGACGTGCTGTTCAACATCATAGGACCGAGTTGGCTGTACACGCCGAACACAGACATCCACCGGTGGTGGAGACGCTATAAGGCAGGTGAGTAGGAAGAAGCCCCCGCGCAATGCGGGGGCTTCTTCTATTTGTTGTTTCGTGTGTTACCCGAGCGCTACCCAGCTGACGTGGACGTTCGAGTCAACGGCCCATTGCCAGTTACAAGCGGCTGCGACGCCGAACTGCTTCTTATCCACCGGAAACGCAATGATACTGTGCGTTATAGCGTCTGTGACTTGGCACAGGAGGGAACGCGGGATGCGGTCGAGCTCCTCGGGGAAAGGCACGGTGAACGATTTGATCTGGTAACGTTCCCACTTCTGATGGCCAGTTTCGAATACACCGGCTGCGAGAACCGCCATCTGCGCACTGAAATAGGTGAACCCAGAGCCGTCGTGCTGAAGTTGGATACGGTCATTCAGAATGTTGAAGACGATCGGTTCGTCGGCCGTGCCCTCCACGCCTTGACGTTTCAGCTCATCCACTTTGTTCTGTGCGTCCCACCGAGTTTTCACAGGGTAGATAACCTGCTTGCGCAGCTTGCCGACGACGTTGGACACAGAAGACGAGATCGTGTTGAACAAGCCCTGCAGTGGCTTGACGGGGTCCGTACCCTCGATGTGCGCGATCCCGTTGCTGTCGGTTGTAGCCATTGTTCCTCTCTTTACGTGTTGGGCTGATTGGATTCAAGCACCAGTATAGTGCCGTTGAAGTAGTTGTACTCTCTCTCATCAGGGTTACTTGTTAACCTGTTCTCCCCGAAGAGCCGGAAAACTACTTGTGTTACACGCGGCACAGTCAGATTATAAAAGGCATAAAGGTCATAATACCCTGGGTTGATCTCACCGTTGAACATCCCGGGCATCTGAGAAATGTAGTAATCTTCATATTTTGTCTGCGTTCCACCCACCGGTGTCCAAGCAGTTTTGAGCACCAACTGCATTTTCGACCGAAAGGCATCCGACGCTTCTTTATTCACATAACGCCCACTGCCGAAGAAGAAAAAGTTTAAGTAGCCTTTCCCGTTCTCGGGATAGTTCAAGACGCTCTCAGCCATCATAACGTTGTAGGCGTTAGGCCCAAGCTGTCGTAAATCACCCGTTAGAGAGCGGAAAGACAGCTTGTTGTTGGTGTTGTCTATGTTATTCATCAGGCCGTTCAGAGAGTTGCGCACACCCCCGATCCCTAGATTGCTGAGACCTGTGTTGATGGACGATATCTCGTCCTGCACCCACGCACCCCACGTGTCGCCGGCGCCGAGGTTCTTATTGGGTATCATTCCGGCTTGTACTCCTTGTGTGGTTGATTGAACTGGAACACGTTGTAGATCGTCTTCGGGATCTTAGCTTCGTAGTCGGCCACTGAGACGCCTGTATCGGTCTTATTGGAGAACTCGTCGCAGGTGATCCGCGACGTGGCTGTCACCGTAATCTCCTGGTTGTTCATGTCGACGTGCGTCGTCATGAACCGGTCCCCTCCGTAGTCGAAGGCCGACCCGGATGTGAGGAACAAGTCATTCCCAGTCGTTGACGGCGTACGCGACTCCAGGTTGGGGGATGTGAGTGTGATCGTCGGAATAGACCCTGACTTCTCCCACACAGCCCGGAGGCTGTTGTCGATCGCCAACGACGGCGTATTGATCAACGGGTTGTTGATCTGCTCTTCGTCGCTGCCCAGTGTCGACGATCCTGTGTGCGTGACATAGGTGTCCTCCGGACCCATCACCAGCCCGGTGCCGCGGAAACGCAGCGAGTTGTAGTAGTTGGACGGCCCCGAGGATGCGGCGATGCGGAACGGCGAGTAGTCAGACGTAACCATGCCGCGCACAGTCACGATAATCTGGTTGTGGTTCTTCGGGTCGAGTCGGACAGAGAGGCTGCCGCCCTGCCCGAGCCATTGGGACGCTGTTATAGGGAGTCCGTCGTTGCCAGCGACGCAGTAGGCTGTGTACTCCAGCCCCGACGTGTCCTTCGCTGGAATGTAGTCTTTGCACTGGGTCACCCACGGCGTCATAGCCTCGATCACGTAGGCGTCGAGCGTGATCGTCTGCTCCACGGTCTTCCGAGCGTCCACTTGGATGATCGTGTCTTTCGACTCTTTGCTCAACGGTAAGTACTCGTTGTAGGCGTAACGCATGGGTCTATACGTTGTCTTCACGGTCTTAGTGGACTGCGCGAGATCCACGCTGTAGCTCATACCCGTCACGTTGTTCATGCGTTCCTTCAGGAAGTTATTGTCGCGAAGGAACAGCAAGTTCGAGCTCTGACGGATCATATACACGTTGTGAACCGCACACAGGGTGTTCAGGTAATCCCATACGTTAAACGATCCGCCCGGAGCCATGATGACCGGGTTGTATTGGTCGGACTTGATGAAACCGTCCACATACACCTTGTCGTAGTCGCACAGCTTGAACAACTCGACGACAACGTTTCGGAAGTTATTGTACTGTGTGGGGACGACCTTCACCTGCTTGAGCTTATAACACAAGTCGTCGACGGTCACGGTATTCGTTGAATAGTTAGAGGTGAATGTTCGCACATCCCCTCGGAACTCGTACACGCTCGACACAGGGTACTTGTTCGTCCACGTCGTCGACACATCCGCCGGCTTGAAGAACCTGTCCGTCAACGTCATCACCGGGTAACCCTTAGTGCCGCCGGGTACGCTGTACGACATGCGGTCCCACTGAGCGGAGAAGCTCTCCAGCGAACGGTCCGTCCTGTATTCGAAAGGCTCGGGTGCGATGCTCAAAGCAGCACCTTCTCAACGAACGTCGCAGTCACGGCTACCTCATAGCCGTCGATTGCCGCGCTGTACTCCTGTATCGAATACGGCTCCTTCTGCTGCAGCGCCCCGTAACCCATGCCGGGCAGGAACGGGCCGTAATTGTTCGGCACGTCGTTGATTGTCTTCACCAGAGTTTCGGGGTATGCTCGCACACAGATACTCGAAATCCGGGAGCTCGCCCACATCTGGACCTCGCCCCACGGATTGCTGACGTTGTTCGTCGGGATCCGTGTCGTGACGTAGCGGCCGTCGAACTCGCTGACCGCCGTCACGGCTGTGTCATTTATCTGGATCGTTCCGTCCCCGCGGCACCCCGCCCACAGGTTGTAGCCCTCTGGCCAGTGGATCTTCTGGCCGATCTGCCATATCCACGCCGGGTTCCACGACCACGCCGGTGCGCCGTTGTAGGTGCCCGGAGTGGCTACGTGTGGGATGTCGTCTGTGAAAACCGTGGCGTTCGGGATGTAGTGTGACATGAAGCCAGGCAGGAGGTTCGTCTTCATCGCCAGCGGGTCTACGTAGTAGAGCAGCTCGTTGGTGGACAGCAGGTACAGCAGAGCGGCGTGCTCCGCCACCGTGTTGGCCGCCCAGGTGAGCGTGAACTCCCTGTGCGTCAACGCAGACCTCTTGGCGAAACCGTCGCCCCGCAGCGTCGTGGCATTATAGTTGAAACCCACGCTGTTGCTCTGGAAGTTCGCTACGGGCGCGTCGATCCAGCGCATGTCGTTCAACGTGCCGAACCACACTTTGGGTCTCTTGGGCATTCCTATGCTCCTCTCCTCGATGCCATGGCGTTAGAGCCGTTGACCATCCCCACTATAGCATTGCCGTCTATCACCGTCGGTTTGTTGACCGCGCTCACCAGGATGTGTCGGTCCGTTCCGGACAGCTCGACCAGAATCGGACCCCCGCCGAACCCGCCGCCTGCACCACCGGATGACGCGGCCGAGGCACCCGAGGCAGCGGCGCGCCCGGAGTTGACGGCCTCCAGGAAGCCGTAGCCGACGGTCTGCGCGGCCTGCCTGTTGATGACGAACTCGCCGGGCGTCAACATGGCAGGCACCGTGTCCGTGGACTGCTTGCCTCCGCTGTACGACGATCCGCCGACCTTGCCGCCCGTGGAGAACCCCCAGGCCTGGTTGAAGCCGAACATGAACTGGCCCACCGACAGGCTTCGGAGATCTCGCACACGGTTGCACAGGTTAATGGCGTCGGTTGCAGCCTGGTTGAACGAGAACCCCGCCTGCTGTGCGCTGCTGATGATATTGCTGAACGCCCCGTAGCCGGCCTCGCGGATGCCGTTGATCGCGTAGGACATCCAACCGGCCTTGTTGCCGGCTACATCCATCGAATAGGCGGAGCCGTGGGCTTGGTTGCCCATGTTACCCAGCCCGTGTGCGGCTGTGTTGGCCGAGCCCGCGGCCTTCCACATCTCCGCGCCGATGTTGCCTGTGATCTGCCCGAGCTGCTGGAATGTCACGGCTGCTTGCTCGGCAGCCCCCCCGACACCCCCTCCGCCGAGGGCGCCCCCGAGGCCAGCGGCATCTCCGCCCGTGTTGTTCAGCGAATTGCCGAGCTTGTCTGCAGCATCGCGGTTGTCGTCCATCGAATGCTGCGACTTACGGTTCTTCGCCTCCAAATCGGAAAGGGCGCGCAGGGCCGGATCGGCGTTCACACCCACCGTGAAGTTCCTCGGAACGCCGTTGATCACCTTCGACAGGTCCGTGAACGTAGCCGCATACCTCTCGGTTTCCGCACGGGAGTAACCCATCGAGGTCATGTTGTTGATGAACTCCGCACGCAGGGCAGAGGCGTATGCGAGCACTTGCTGCTGGCTGGCGCCCGTGTTGGCGTATGCGAGCACCTGCTTCTGGTATGCCTCGACAAGGGACAGCACGTTACCACGCTGTTCCCTAGCGGCGTCCGAGAATCCCGCCAAGTCGCGCCGCGCCTTCTGCTGTGCGTCCGAGAGCTTCTGCATAGCCTCGTACAGCTTCTGGTAGTTTCCGGCCTGGTCGCCCTCGGCGTTCTTACGGTCTGTGCGGTTCTTCTGCTGGGCTGCGGCGTTCTTCTGCAACTCGGCGCGGATGTCGTCGGCTCGCAGCGTATCTCCATAGTCGACGGCCACCTTTAGTTGAAAAGTCAACTTGTTCCGGTCCGACTGGAGCTTCGACAGCTCAGCGTCCAGCTCGGCGATCTTGTTGCGCGTTTCCTCGATCGACTTGTTGGCGTCGCCGATCTCCTTGTTCGCCGATTGCGCATCCTTCGCCGCGTTTTCGAAGTACGACTTGATCGTCTTGAACGATTTCGCCGTCTCGTCCAGCGACTTAGGGAACTCCCACCGGAAGTTGAAGGCCGCGTTCGCCACGGAGGACAGCTCGCTGATGTAATCGGTGAAGGTCTTGATCTCCTTCGCCGCCTCCTTGATCTTCTTACCGGCCTTCTTCGCTCGGTCCCCGAGTTTCCTCGTCCTGTGCCTGGCCTTCTTGGCGTGCTTGGCGGCGTTCCTGGCGCCCCTCGCGAAGCCCTGGTCGAGAGCCTTACCCAGGTCTTTGATGGACGGCAGAGCGGCCGTGGAGGACTTCCCGAGGCCCTGCAGCGAGGCCGAGGCCTCTTTCGAGAAGTCCTTCCCTGTGGCAATGCTCGCGGCGATCATACCGATCGCCTGACCTGCCTTCTGTGCGAGGGCTGCGGCCTTCGTTATCTGGTTAGCCGATTGGGTCGCCTTGTTGGCTACGGCGTGAAGCCGCTGCTCGACCCTTTCCAACACCTGTACGGAACCGACGCCGTGACTGCGCAACAGTTGCATGATCTGCTGGATGTAGGCGTTCATCACACCGGCATCGCCGCCGGATGCCTCAGCCGCTTGTCGCACAACGGCATAGAGAGCCTTCAGGTTGGACCTGCCAGCTTCCGAGAACTCGTCGAAGTTCATGCCGTTCTTGTACAGGCTCTCGCCCAGGTTGGCCACGGCGTCTTCGAGGTTGACGAACGCTTCGTCTCCAGACAGTGCGGAGTCAACGACCTTCTTGAGCTCCTTGGCGGCCTTGTCGGCCTTCTCGCCCATGTTGTCCATCTCGTCCGCGGCGTCGGCGGTGTCGCCCTTCAGACCCTTCATGGTCTGCGCTGCCAGGTCGGACTCGTTGCGCACACCATCGAAAGTCTGGTGTGCGTTGTCGTCGATCTTCTTCAGCGTGTCGAGGATCTTCTCGCCGTCGAACCAGGAGATCTTGCCTGATGCCACCATCTCCTGGATCTTGTTCTTGAATGAGTCGATGTACTGGCTCGACTTCTGAGTGCTGCGCTCAATCTCATCGGCTAGGAAGCTAAAGCCGTTGTTGCGGTAGTACTCGACGAGCTTCTTCTGCGAGTCGGTCATCTCTGAATTGCCCTGGGTGACCAACTTAGAGTACTCCTGCACGGAGAAGCCCATCTGGCGAAGCGTCGACAGCTGCTCATCGCCGAACTGCTTGAAGCCCGTGTTTCCGGCGATCTGCTCGGCCATTTTCTTCAACGAGTTCTCGCCGATCGCGTAGGTCTGTTTCGTGATCTCGTCGGTCGACTGGCCGGTCTTCTGTGCGAGGAGATCCTGCGCTTGTGCGAGGGCCTTCGTCTGGGCGTTGGCGTCCGACGTGGAGAACAGCTGCGAGGATACGGATTCGCCGGCCTTGTTGGTGGCCTTCGCGAACACGTAGGCCGCGCTCCCGCCTTCCTCGAAGGCCTTCGTGTCCTGCATCACGGATTGCGCGAGGTCGGCCTGGGCCTGCTGGAGCGCCTTGGCCTCGGCCCTAGCGGCCTCGGATCTCTTCGTCCAGGACTCTGTGACCTTTGCAAGCCCCGTGAAGAACAAGGATATGCCGGCACCTGCGGCTAGGCCCTTGAGGGCGCCCATGAGCCCCGAGGTGGCCTTGGCGGCTGTGCCCATCGCACTGGAGGCCTGCCCCGCCCCGCCTGCAGCAGCCCCGGCGGCAGACTGCGAAGCGGCGGCCTGGCCAGCTGCCCGCTGTGCGCCTGCTGCGCCCCGAGCGGCGCCGGCGTTCTTGTAGAGGGCACCGGTCTGTTCGTTGACGGAGACCGTCGAGAGCTTGTAGAGTTTAACCGTCTCCGCGAGGGCCGACAAGAGCGAGCGGATAGACGTGATGGGGTGCTGCATCGCAATCCCCATCGACCTCTGCGCTGTCGTCAACGCGTAGGCGCCGCCGAGCACAAGGGCCTGCTTGGCGTAGTAGCCGGCCATGATCCCGCCGGCCGTCAGGAAGGCACCGGCCAGCTTGGCGACCCACTGCGCCGCGGGGTTCTGCACGAGGTTCGTCAGGACCGTGACGAGACCCGTAAGGGAGCCGAGCATGTCACCGATCCCCGAATTGGACGAACGGCCGATCTCGGCCTTCAGGTTCGCCCAAGAGTTCTTCAGCATCTCCAGCTTGCCAGCCGTGGTTGACGCGATCTGCTGGTACTGGTCGTTAAGCGTCTTCGAGTCGTTGTAGCCGGACTCAGCGTCCTTCATCGTCTGTTCGAGTGTCTTGTGCGCCTCGGCTAGACGGAGGATCGTCGGGACGTCGCGGGACGCCTTGATGCCCAGGTCTTTGAGCACGCCTATGGCGCCCTGGCCCTGGTTCTTGAGTCCAGCGATGAACTTCACGAAGATGTCGCTGAACTTAGACGTCCCCCACGCGGACTGGACTTCTTGTGCGGAGACCCCTGCCACGCGCGCGAACAGGTTGAGTTCGTCGCCGCCGCCCCGGATGGCCTTCTGCATCTGGGTGAACATGCGCGTGATGACGCCTCGGGAGAGTTCGGGCGCGACGCCGATCGACGCCAGAGCGCCAGACAGGCCGACCACTTGGTATTCGGTCATGCCAGCGAACTTGCCCATGGCAGAGATCTGCGTCGAGGTGTTGGCGATCTGGGATTCCGTCGCAGCCGAGTTGACGCCGACCTTCAAGATCGAGGACGCGATGTTGTCGAAGTTCTGGCCGGTCGTGCCCATGATCGTCTGGAAGCGCGCGATCGTCTCGCCGGACTTGTCGAGCGAAAGGTCGGTGGTGGCAGAGAGCTTCGCGACCGTCTCGGTGAAGTCGGTTATGGACTCTTTGGCGACGCCGAGCTGTCCGCCGAGGGCAGCGATGTTCGACAGGTCCTTGAAGTTCGTTGTCGTGACAGAGGCGGCCATCTGTTCGAGTTTGCCGCGCAGCTCGTCTGCGGACTTCCCGGCGATGTCGTTAGTCCGCTTCACCTGTGCGAAGGCCGACTCGTAATCCATCGACTCTTTGACGACGGTTGTGAACGCTCCGATCGTAGCCTTCGAGATGTTCTGCATAACGGCGGCGACATCGTAGAGGGCGTAGCGCATGTTGGATATGCGCGACTTCGCTTCTTCTGCGGCCCGGCCTGCCCTGTCGAAGCCCTCTCCGGCTTCCCTGCCGCCTCGGCCTGCTCCGTCCAGGCCTTTGCCGATGTCGGCGCCAACTACCTTGCCCTTGATATTGTCGAGGGCTTGTGCGATAGTGTTGATGGATTCCGCAGCCTCGTGGAGTTCGGACGTACCCTGTACGTTGAACTCGATAGTCTGCTTGATATCGGGCATCACTCACTCCTGTTGTAGTAGTCCATCCTCGTGGGCAGGTCTCGCTCCGCGTAGTCAGGCATGTACGGTGTCATCACAGTATCCTTGCCCCACTTCTGCTTGTCCTCATAGGGAGGCGGATCGGTGGCTCGGTGTGTGCTGACCCAATCATGCATCATCCTTGCTTTAGTAGCATAGCATGTTCTATCCTCTGCGCGCCATGCTATATCAGGATCGTTCGAATGACATAGCCAGATAGGGTTACCACACTTCTGACATGTCTCGTCCTTAACCGTCTTGTAAGCCAACACAAGCTTATAGTCCAGCTCCGTCCAATGCCCGAAAGGGTCGGGCTGGTTATAGATGACGGCGGTGGGCCTCATGTGCAGGTCCACCGCCGTCCTAACCATCGATAGAGCGCCGCTCCCCCCTTTTTCTTGGAGGGCGTCTATCAGAAATCCACCGTCACCGCGTTGTCGTAGTCGGCGGAAGCCCCCAGAAGGTTCATCGCCGCCACGAGCAGACCCAGATATTGTTCGCCGGGCAGAGCGTTCAGGATCTTACGGATCTCTTCGGAGTTGAACTTCCGCTCGTCCACATTCCCTTCGGCATCCTCGATCTTGTACAGCGTCTTCGACAGGAGGGCCAGATAAGCCTCCGACACACGCTTCGTCTTGTTCTTCGTCTTGTCCGCGCTCTCGATGCCGATCATCAGCTCTTCGCGCACATCGGCTGTCACCGACTGGAGATGGAACGTCAGCTTGGAGGCGTCCCGTCTCTTCACCGCTTCCTTGATCACGTCAGCGTCGGCCTGCTCTTTGATGAGCCTCTCGACGTCCTGCACCGCCTCGGCGTCAAGGTACACGACCTTCTCAGCCTTCGGCGCCTTGGATCGAGACAGCACCTCGAAAATGTCCATATTTGAAATCCTCTCTGTTAGGCGTTAGGGTAACGTCGTAAACAAGAATAGCACAGGGCGGAGAGGAGACGCCCTGTGCTATTCGGATCGGAGGTGTGCGCGTTACGCCACCGTCACCTTGACGGTCACATTCGCACAAGCAGGATGGCTGACGATGACATCAGCACTGCCCGTCTTCAGGCCTGTCACCACGCCGAGCGGGCTCACCGTAACAGTCGACGTGTCCTTCGACAGGTAGGAGCACACGGAACGCGCCTGGTGGCCGTGGATCTTCGGCAGGATTGGCCGGTGTTCGTTGAGGGACACCGTAAGATTTTCCGTGTCGGTGATCGCCGTCGTGCTGTCCTTGAAAATACCGTTCACCGCCAGTTGGCCCTGCTGCAGGAACGACACCGTGTACCTGGTCGGGTTGTCGCCCTCAAGCGTGTTCTTGTACGTCGACTCGATCATGAGGAACGCGCAGTACCACTGCCCGGCTGCGATCGGATCACGGCCCTTCAAGACACCGCGCACAACCAAAACCAGGTCGACGCGAGTCTTCTTGAACATATTCCACGCCTTGGCGTAGATAGAGTTCACGTCGTCGGGGTTCGTCGGGTAGTACATGGTGAGCGAGCCCTCGTACTGTGCGGCGCCACGGGACGAAGACCCGGCAGCGTCGAGCAGAGACAGGGACGACTGCTCCTTCGACGCCTTCGCAGCCGGGATAGTCGTATCGTCCCAGTTGATCGCATCACCGATAGCCACCGCGGAGTTCATCTCCTCTACGGTGATACAGTTGATGTCCTTCACAGACGCCTTGGGGAGAACCCAGACGTTAACGTGTTCGTTGGAGAGTACTTTCTTATCCATTATGCAGCCACCTTCTCGTTGAGGACGAACGCGCCGTTCTGCAGGAAGTTCGGCTCGTACTTGATGAAGCCATTCGACTCGTACCCGTCGACCGGGTAGTCAGTCTGGAAGCGGTAGATGCTGAATACATCCCCGACCTCGAACGGCTTGTTCGGACGCTTGCCGATGCGCTCCACGATGAACAGAGTGATATCGGGCTTCATCGTGATATCGCGGATCATGTTGAACACGCCCTGATCGTCCACGCTCTCATCTCGGAGTGCGGTGAACTTGCCCTCGTACTTGGCGAGGGTCGGGTTCTCCACCTCGGAGATGTCACAGATCGTCCGGGTCGTATCAGTGTCGGGGTCGGTTTCGCCGAGCGAATAGCCGTCTAGGATCGCACACGACACGTTGAACACCAGGTTACGCGGGTTGTCGGTAGCACTGAACTGTGCGTTGAGTTCCGCCGCCGTAGGATGCTGCCAGTCAGCGAATGCCTCAGGAGCGGCGAAGAGAATAGTCACGTTGCCGCGAAGCATACGAACTTCGTTAGCCACTGTGCTTCCCCCTTTTCTCGTTGTCGTTGTCAATGAAACAGTCGCTACAAGGCTCTTCCTCAGTCACCGGCACGAGCGTACCGAAAAACTGAGCGAAGTCATCCGGGTACGTTCCGATGTCCCCGGTGTTCATGTCTTTGTAGAGGCCCATATGCACCATCCTATCAAATACGGTTTTTGAGGTTCGTGATAAAGGAGCAATACAGCTCGTAGCCGCACTGCACCACTTTGTGGTTGGTTCCGGCGTAGTTCAAGCCCTGACCGCCGTGGACCGTGATCCCGCCGCTGTTGTCCGGCTCGAATCCGACCAGGCCCCACAGGATACGCTCCCCGATCTCGCGGGCATGCTGTGCGGTGAGTGCTCGCACATGGCACAGGAAGAACACTCGGTAGCCGTCGTTGAGCTGAGAGACGATGCTCGTCGCCTGGCTGATGTGCCCGGGCGTGCCGAACACGACGGCGATATACGGCATCTTCTGGCCTTCGTCGAAGTCCGGCAGCGCCACCTCCTCGACAACCCTCTGGGGCGGCACCCCGGAGAGCTCGCGGATCTTCGCCATAATGTCATCGATGTACTTGGCCATGCGTCGCTACCGCCCCCACTTCCAGATGCGGCGAGTCTCCGTGTAGACCTCCTTGCGGGTCTTCTCGTCGAGCTTCACCTGCTTCGCTACCTTGTCCAGGGCCTTCATGCCCCACACTCTATCATCGCCGTACTCCTGACCGAGGATGTAGTCGTGATCCCAACCGCCATCGAACTTATTGGACCCCTCTATCCAGCCATACTCGACCGTCACGTTGTCCGGAACGACGACGCTCACGCTGTCGTGCATGTGGCTCGTCCAGATACGACCGATCTTACCCGGCACCAGAGCAGACGGCGTCTTCTCGATCGTATCCTGCAAAGCCGGCGGGATCTCTTCGGAGATCTTGTCGATGACGTTCGCGAACAGATCGTACTCACGGAAGTCTTCGATGCGCTTGGCGTACTTCGTGAACTTGTTGGCGCCGATCTTCGTGCGGATCTTCATGTGCGCTACACCTCAGCTTTGTTCATCGGCGTGTTGCAAATGATCGTTCGCTCGAATGACTGCGAGGCGTCGATCACAGCCGACACCGTCATCAGGTAGCCGACCATGTGCGGTGTGTCCTGAGTCTTCACGACTTTGACGCGGGCCGCCATCGGTATGTTAAGCGACATCGTCGATCGTGGCAGCTGAACTCGCACACGGTTGGTAGTCTGCGGTGCGATCTGGTCGTTCGCTACCTCAGGTTGGCGTATCGGCTGTATACGCGCTTTCCCAGAATATACGACTGAGCCATAATCATAGCTGTCAGTCTTAGCGTCATATTTGATGTTTTTACCATCGTAGATCGTCACCTCGTCGACCATATAGCGTTCAACGCGTTTAGCCGCCATCGCCAGGCGACCCTCAGAGATACCTGCCAAGGAACTCCCTCGCTCTCTCGAACACGTCGTCGCCCCTCATCGGGACGAGAACGAGCCCCTCGCCGTTCTCCAGCGCATCCCCCTGTGCGTCATATTTATCAGCCAGAGCGAGCAGGGCCTCAATGTTCTTGTCCCCGCCAGACAGCGTGAAGTCGTCCGCTTTGACGTTCTCGACCCCGCCCTCCGACACGAGCTTCGCCGCGTAGGCGCGCAGAGCGGCAGCTGCAGCCTTGAACACATTCGTGTACAGTGCACACAGCCGTTCGAGCAACTTAGCGTCCAGGTCGATACCGGGTAGGAAGAGCTTCAGCTCGTCCACGGTTATCTTCGGCTTGTCGGGCATGACAGCTCCTTTCCACTGCAGGAAACCCCGCCCCTTGTGAGGGCGGGGTTTCCATCCTTGTCGGGTATCGTTATCAGGCGCCCGCACCGCTGGAGGCCAGAGTGCCCTCCGGAGCGATGAAAGCGGACTTGACGAGGTGGCGGATCTTCGTCCGGTACGCATCGTTATCGAACGAGCCGTCGAGCTCAGAGCTGTTCGTAGTCCTCTCGACGAAGATCTTCGGAGCGGTCTCGCCCTCAAGGAACACGTTCACGATGTTCTTACGGGGCATCGAGTTCTTCGGGGGCAGAAGGAACCAGCACTTGTCGGCGTAGTCCCCGGCGATGAGCGCAAGCTCGGGCACCTCGAAAACATTCGCGACCTTACCGGACACCGTGTTGCCCATCACCTGGGTCTCGGTTCCGTTCTGGCGGCGGATCTCGACGACCTTCATGATCTGCTCGGCGCGGCTCGCCAGGGCCGGGGGAACGATCAGGTTGAACTTCGTCGGCATGATGATTCGGCGGCCGTTGTACTTGGTGGTTGCCAGCTGTGCGAAAGCCTTCTCAAGCGCCTCGATGCTCAGCTCGGGGTTGCCGGCCAGGACGTTCTTGTTGGCGGCCTTAAAGTTCGTCGTGTTCAGGCCGGTAGGCTGAACCAGCTGCAGGGCCGCCTCGATGGACTCCTGGTTGGCTGCGCGGCGGCCGAGCTCCTTCGTGATCCGGGGGATCAGACCCCAGTCGGCGCCGTAGCGCTTCAGCGTCTCCCAAGAGAGCGGAATCTGGACACCGGCCTTCGCCAGCTTCAGCTTGAACTGCTCTGCCTTCAGACCGAGGATCGGGTACTCGCCGAGCTCGCCGACAGCGGGTAGCCCCTGTGCGACATAGCCCTTACCGTCCTTGCGCACGGGGATATTGTCGTCCGTGAAGTCGAAGCTGAAGTAGGGAACAGTCTCGAAATCGGGGGTTTCGAGGGTGTCGGCCCACTCGCGCCAGTTCGACGGGACCTGCTGGTACTCGCCCTGCATGATCTTGTTCATGGTCGGACCGAGATTGACCGGAAGGTCCGAGGTCGAGATGGCCTCGCTCAGGTCCTTACGGGCCGAGTTGCGCACACGAATATCGTCGGCGTGAAGTGCCTTGTGCAGAAGGATACCAGCCTTGTAGGCTTCCCTCGCGTTGATTGCCATGTAGATATCCTCCTTAGAGCCAAGCCTGGGTGAGCTTGACGGCGTACTTGGTAGATGCGCTCGACAGCGGGTTGAGCACGAAGCCCACCACGATCTTGCCCTTCGGGTCGGCCGCGATCTCAGGCTTGGCGGCCTTGCCGGACTCGGTGGCGCCGTCGATCGTCACGATATCCCCGACCTTGACGGATCCGTCCAGTCCGAGGTGTGCGATGCCTTCGAATGCGAGCGTCGAATAGAAGTTGTTGTCTTCTTTGGGCGTAGCAGAGGTGAGGGCCACAGCCCCGACCTTGCCGACGGCGACGACATCGCCAGACTTGACGGCGGCGTCGACCTGGACCTCGTAGGTGTCCCCGCCCTTGACGTGATTCTGTGCCATGTGCGTATCCTCCTTACCAGGTCAGCTTGGCGAATTCGGCTTCGAAATCGTCGGCGCCCTTACCGGAAGGCACATGCTCGGGGGCGAAGCCTCCCGACAGGCTCTCTCGGATAGACTCGACGAGCTTGGTCTCGCGGTCCAAGATCGACTTCGCGTCATAGCCGCGAGCGATGGCCTCGGCGACCCGCACACGGGAAACCTCGGGGAGATCGGAGTCGGTGAGAGCAAGGATGGCCTCCTTAGCCTTCTTGGCCTTATCCTCCTCTTCCTCCTTGGCCTTCTTGACGTCCTCTTCGTCCTCTTCGTCCTTCTTCTTGGCCTTATCGGCGAGGGCTTCGACGAGAGCGGAGAGCTTGGTGTCCAGGGCCTCAAGGGCCTCCTTGAACTCAGTGTCCATTCTCTTCCTTTCGGAATTGTGTTTGTTGCTACCGTCCATAATAGCATTTCCGTTTTTGAACGACTCCAGCGCCTCGACGAGACGCCCGCCGGCACCGGGAACTGTGACGAAATCCACGGAATTAACGGGGGATGGTATGAACGACTCTATCACAGGCGGCGAAGGCTCCCCTGCCGTCACGATATCGTCGTCCTGTGCGAGGGTTGCACCGCAGTGAATCGACACGCCGATGATGTCAGCCACCTGCTCGATGAACGGTGCCCACTGTTCAACCACCTCGACCGTGGCGTACATCCCCGGCTCGGGGTCGTCCCGCCAGTGTGGGGTCTCGGCGATCACAGCAGCCAGCTTCGTCAACGTGCCCTCAGGGCGCTCATCCGACTCCGCCTCGGTCGCATGGTCGATGTACATGTGCGTGCCGACGGGGAACGCCTCAGCGAAACTGCCCTGCAGCGCCTCCTTCGTATACACACCAGTAGAGCCCTGACCCTCTGTTATGAGCCGCACAAGCCACTTGCGCGTCCCATTAATGGGCTTGAGGACGCTAGTGTTCGTGCTCTCACTGATCTTCATCTTCGGTGTCTCCTTGGTTGAAACCGCCGGGGACCGCACCCTGGTTGCCTTGACGCGCCACAGGGTCGCGCACAGCATCACCGTCGTCCCCACCGGATACACTACCACTCTTCAGAAAATCATTCGGCTCCGGGAGCTCATCCCCGTGGATATCGGGCACAGCCAGCAGGCTCAGCACAGCCTGGCGGTACTCGTCCTGATGGATCGCGCCCGTCGACATAGAGGTAGCAAGCGACTGCAACGCCCTGTAGGTCGGGTCCTGTTCTATCGACGGGAACTTGATGTCAACGTCCTTCACCGACGGATCCACGTCCATCATCACCTGTTTGAAGAAGTCCCGCCACTTGCGCTGCTCCAGCTTGAAGCCGTTGATCGTCGGCCTATCCAGCGTCGTCGCAGCCCCATACGAGCCGCCCGTCGCGCCAGGAGACGACAGCAGAGCGATAACCGGGATCCCGAACGATGCAGCCACAAGCGCCGCCAACGGCTGGCCGTTCCCGTAGTTCACCTGTGCGCTGGGGACGCCCACACCCGCTAGAGACTGGTTCGGGCCAAGGCTCGCCGTGGCGCCCACCACGTCGCCACGGTTCGAAATCTCCACCGCAGACTGCCTCTTGCCCTGGTTGTTGCTGTTGACGATCGCCCACGCAATCTTCGACAGCGCCTTAGACAGCCGGGCGCTATCCCGCAGATAACCCGAGTAGGCGACGCTCCACAGCGCTGCAGCCAGAGAATCAGGTGCGCCAAACGCGTGCCCAGCATGCCGACCGGACGACAGGATGTACACGACATAGCTGCCATTCACCTCGTAGGCCGTGTTCGGCGGCTTCCGGAGCCGCTGCACGCTCCGCCTGTATTCGGCCGTCGGAAACCACTGGCTGACAGTGCTCTGCCCATCCGGTGTCCATGTGCGACGCACATACTTCACAATCGACGAGTCGAACGAATCCCGAACGATCTCCTCGATCTCCTCCACAGGGACCAGCGTCAGCTTATCTGTGTGCACTTCGCGGAACAGGAATACGTTCCCCGCACAGAACCTCTCCAAGTTGAGGCTCTCCATAGCCGATGCTGAGAACAGCGTCCTCTGCGCCGACTCCGACTTGATGAACTTGTCCAGCTTCGCAGACGTGTCGCTGAACACCAAGTCGTCGCCGAAAATGTAGCTGGTCCTCAGCTGTGCGCCGCGCTTGTGCAGCGGGTGGTCGCGTGCCATGTCCCGAAGGCCGCGCACAACCTCATGAATAAAAGCCAGCGTCAGGCCCTTGTCGTCGGCGTAGCTGACCCAGTTGGCTCCCTCGTCCAGGAGGTAGGACCTCTGCGCTTCGTTGATGAACGCGATACCCTCGTCGCTAAACGAGTATGCGTTGGAATCCAAAAGTCTCCCCCATTTCGTGTAGGTAATCGTCTTCGTCGCCGTCCATCATGTCCCCCGCGTCGGAGAACACGGTCTCCTGTTGGATGGCGTCGCGGATGTTTTGGTCTGTTATCGCAGCGTACACCGCTGCATCTGCCAAGTCGGGCGACTTGCCGACGTCCTTCTTCAGCTTGTCCTTAGAGTCCAGGACTAGCCCGCCGGACATCGTATTATACGAGTAGCCGACAGACAGCAGCTCGTCGTGCAGGTCGATGTCCAACGGGTCAAGGTCCAGCTCTCCTGTGCGGCACCTGTACCGGAACGAGTCCCACATGTAGGAGCGGTAGTTGTGCCAACGGCCTCTATCGGGGCTAGACATAGACCCGCGCACAGCCAGAATGTCGTATGTGCGGGTCGCATACGAGTTGAGGATGTCGAACATTCCGCCTCCGATCCCGTCGCAGTCGATCGCCACGGCGTGTGCGCCTTCCCGGAGAGCTAGGTCATGCACCCGCTGTGCGCTGTGCACCAGGTCCGTCTTCGCCCAGGAATCCACGAAGCGTACAACCCCGTTCACGCACAGGTATACGACCGAGCGGTCCGCGCCGAACCGCGCCACGTCCACACCCAGCACGGGCCGGCCGAGCCGCTCCCTCTCCGTCAAGCACGCTGTCTCAACATCGCCCGGCAGTATTAGCGAATCCTCGATATCGAACGCGAACTCGCCCAGGACACGCGCCTTGAACCTGGCACTGTCCTCGCCGTACTCCAGCTTCTTCTGCTCCACATAGGACGGCCCGGTAAGCTTCTGCAGCACCTTCGGCGGCATAGGCTCGCCTGTGAAGTTCGGACTTTCCAGGACCGAGATGGACATGCGCTTCCAGTTCTCCATCTCCTCCTTGAAGATCTTCCCCAGGTAGCTCATCGGGTCCGTCGGGTTCGCGATCAGCACACGCCGAGACGCCTCGTTCGTCGTGATGTTAGCCAGGGCGTCGATCAGCTCGCCCGACAGTCCGCAGGCCTCATCGCCGATCGCCAACACGTCGCCGTGGATGCCCTGGAACGAGTTCCCGCCCAGGTTGTCCGGCGGCTTCCTTCCGCGCCCCAGCGGGAGCTTCGTCACGTCGTCCTTCCACTGCACGTCCATCGTGATGCGCCCAGGGAGTTTGTGGTCGACGAGTCCCTCCTCGAAGCGTCTCTCCACGATGTCCTTCAGCTGCATCACTTCGCGCCACAGCACGTCCTGCACCTGCGCCATCGACGGAGCCGTGGATATCACATAGCAATGGGGGTAGCGGGTGTCCACCCACCAGCATATGAGAACAGCCATAAGCCGGGACTTCCCCACTCCGTGGCCGGCCTTCACGGCCGTTGAGTTGTTATCCACCACGGCCCGGGCGATCTCCCGCTGTTTGCTCCACAGCGTGCCCTCGTCCGCGCCCAGCATGTACTGGGCCCAGCCCACCGGGTCGGACTTGAAGCTGTCCTGCCTCCTGTGCGCCTTAACGGTGGCGATAGCGCTGTCAATCGCACTAGCTTTGATCAGCATGAGCCTCCTTTAGCGCCTGATAGAAGACCTCGTCCATCGCCTCCGGGTCGAGTAATTGGTTATTGGCGTAGGCGTTGGATATATGAACTCGCACACGCTCCCAGGCGTCCTCCACCAGGTCGAGGATCAGTCGGGTCTGCTGTTTCGTCACCCGAGCCTCTTCCTCGTCATTGTATTCCTTCACCTTGTCCAAGCGGTCGCCGAGCTGCTTGAGCACGCTGTTGACAGCCTCGATGTGCCGGGCGGCTATCTCGTCCGACTCGAAGCACTTCTCCAGGAAGTTGAAGGCCCGGGTCTTCAAGTCGTACATGTCGGCGATCAGCATCTGTTGGCGTTCGAGGTTCGTCCACACGTCGTTGCGCTTCAGCAGGGAGCGCACACGGGCGAGGCACGTCTCCGCCGGCAGGCCGAGCTCTTCGGACATCTCGGAGGGGCTGGCCCCCGCCTGTGCGAGAGTGAGCAGCCGCCGGTCGTCCATAGCCATTTCACCGGTCGACTTCTGGATAGTGAAGCGATCCCGGTCGTTCTTCACCAGCTCTTTGGCCGCAGTCTTGGTTTGAGCCGGCTTCTTTTTCGTCGTTTTCTTAGGCGCTGCCATCACAGCCCCCTGTACCGGATCACTACCGGCGCCTCAAGCGGATCACACACCTTCACGGTAGGCCGCTCAGCCATGGTGTGTATGGTTACGCAGAACGTTCCGCCCTCTGTACACAGCGACGTGACCTTCGTCTCTGCTGCGTTGGCGAACACCGTCAGGTACACGGCCTTCACGCCCTTAGCCAGCGCAACGTCCAGGTCGAGGTTGGGCAACGTGCCGCTAAGCGTCGCAATTGACCCGTTAGCCGTTGCTAAGCGGCTCGATTGAACATCGATTCTCATGAAACTCCCTCTCTAGTCAGGCTTAAGAGGAATACTATCACGGTGTTGTGCGCGCACAGCAGACCCCGCCGGGGCATAGCGCTCATCCGGCGGGGTCCTGAGAGAAAGGAGCTTACCTGAACACCTTAACATACTTCTGCAGCCTACGTCTAGGCCCCGCCATATGGTCGTACAGTAGCACCCAGCGGTCGTCTAATATGGGGGCCCACGTCACCTCGTCCCGTGCGGTGATCGGCTGGATCTCGTCGTCTACGTCCAACACTGACACGTAAGCGTCCAGCCTGAACGGCAGCCTGTCCAGGTCATGAGCTGTAATGAACGCCTGGAACGTCTCGTGTCCGCCGATCACCCACGCTTCATCCCGACCCTCTGCGAGGGTCTGCTCTATAGCCGCGTACGGGCTTGCCACGGCCTTAATCGATTTGGTCGACTTCATCGTCCGACCCAACACGATGTTCGTCCTGTTCGGAAGTTTCTTGTTGCGTTGAGGCAGGGATTCCCGGGTCTTCCGGCCCATCACCACCGTTTTTCCGGTCGTCATATCCTTGAAATGCTGCAGGTCCCCTCGGTCGTGCCACGGTAGTTTTCCGTTGACCCCTATGATCCCAGACGTTGACTGCGCCCAGATGAAATGCACGTGAAACATTGTGTCTCTCCTCCCGTGTGCGGCGTATTGGCTGATACGAGGACTCTAGCAGGGCAGGGCGGGTGCGCGCAAACTTGACTAGTGCTCCGGGAGCGGGTACAGTCGGGTTACAGCACTGCCCGACTAGAGAAAGGACTTCGCATGCTTCTTTACTTCATCGCCGTTCCCGTCGCATTCCTCGTCGCACAGGGGTTTTGGACCCTCATCGCCTACATCGTCACGTGGTGCGGCTTCCCCAAGGCCGGCGCCGTCGTCTTCTGGGTCTCCCTCGCATTCACATCCCTCGGGGCCATCTCCGCCCTCGCCGCCTTCGCATGGACCCAGCACCAGCTCAACCTTATCGCGGCTTGACAGCTGTCTATTCAGCGTGTACACTGGTTGCGCACAGTGACTCAACAGAGAGGAGAAAACATGTTTTCATGGAATCTGATCGGCCGGATGTTCGCCGGGTGGTTCGGAACCTGTCGTCTGTGGGGTAGGACCTGGATCTGCTAGTCACCCCGACCCGACGTGTAAACTAAAGACATAAAGACCCCCGACGTTTCCCGGAATGGGACGCGACGGGGGTCCTTCTTATGCTGTGCGTTACTTATTCGGCGTTGTCGCCAGGAATGGAACCACCTTGTGGAGGAAGCGGTCCACGGGCTTAGTATTGAGCAGCCACTGCGCGCACACGGTCACCAGGCCCCACACGGTCGCCGTGATCGTATCCGCCAGGTCGGCGGGCAGCGTCAGTCCGACCTTCGCGGCGAATGCCGCTAGCACACCAACCAAGGACACCACGAACGTCCGGATGACCGACCGCGCCTTGTGCTGTATCTGAGTCGGCACGAGCTCGTCGAAGTGGTAGGCGTTCTTCCGGTTAGGGTCCGCCAGGCCGCCGTCCCCCTGGGGCAGGCCGCCCGTCTCCACGGTGTGAGCAGCTGCGGCGAAGGCCGCGGCCTTCTGCTCGTCCGTCAGCGTCGGGGTGTCCAAGTGCTTAGGCCCCGTAGTGGTAGGTGCGGGTGTAGGTGTGTCGGTCACTTGTCCCCCTTCTTCTGTGCGAGCGTGTTCTGAATGTCGTTCAGCTTGTTGATCGTCTCCTCAAGCGCAGCGTGGCTCGCAGCCGGGTAACCGAAGCCGTAGCCCGGCACAGTCAAGTCCGTCGCGATCCTATTCACCGTCGCCGTCATAGACTCCACGGCCTGCGTCAGGTTGGCCGCCACCTCCTTCAGCTCCGCGATGGAGTTCTGGGTCGCCTGGGGGTAGCCGAAGCCCTGGCTCGGCACCTTGATGTTCTCATACAGCCAGCTGAGCATGTTGTGCTCGTCAGGTGTCAACTCGTCTCCTTTACTGGTGTTGCCTTGATTGTCATTGTCCTGTGTATCGCCGATGTAGCGTTTGACGATAATGATCGTCGCCGAGCCCGTCAGGGACCGGTCCGACAGCGAGTGCAGCCTCGGGCCCCTGCCCGGGCCCCCGTGCCCCCACGTGTACATGCCCCCGGCATAGAGCTCGACGTGGCTGATCCTCCCCGCGAAGGCGCCTGAATGCCAGCCCATGCATATAATGTCGGCCGGTTTTAGGTCACTGAGGGGTAGATCTCGCCAACTCGTCGCTGACGCCACCGTGTACGCGTCCGGGTCCGACGCTATATTGAAACTCCGCTCACCTATTTCGATGCCCGCACACTGCCTGTAGGCCTGCGCTATCGTGCTGGAGCAGTCCCCCCAGCCGTAGCGCTCCGGGTCTTTGCGGCGGTAGTCGTTCGTGTAGCCGAAGTCACCGTCGTGCTTCGCCATCCACGCCACTATGGCGTTGCGCTGCACGTCAGCCTGCGTCATCCGTCTCCTTCCTTTTCGCTAGAAGTGCCTTCACCTCAGTATACGGCACGAAACAAGCTCGATCCGGCCGCGGGCTGTGCGCCGGAATTTTACGGTTGCGTGCGAAATCGTAACCTTCCCCAGGCTGCAATCGCACAGGGGTCGTCGTATAGTCGTTTGACAAACGGAACTCCACCCAACTGTCTTCCATGTGGCGCACAGCATAAGGGTGGCCGCGCAGTAACGGATCGTCGTTCCCCAGTACCGTGCGCCAGGCCGCGTCGATCAAAGACTTCAGCGCCCCCAGCTGTACGCTGAAGTCCTCAATCTCATCGGAGAACTCACCCCGCGATATGGCGGCCCCGTCATGCGACGGGATAGGGGGGTTGAACCCGCACAGCGACCGGCATGCCGGGTAGTAGTGCGGCTCATATACGGAGGGATCCCGGTTGTCATAGGGGTGTGCGCCCGCTTCATGGGCTAAGTAGCCATCATAGGCGCCGTACGTCAAGCCGTCTAAGTATTTCGGGTCGTAGTCCCTGTTGGGTGTAGAGCTCTCTTCCATGGCTAGAACCATACCACGCTTTGAGGCGGGTAGCCCGCCACGTGGAGGGAGAGGGGGTCATAGTCGGCCGGTTTGGTTTGAAGAAGGGGGCGCTTCGGGACGGCGTGCCACATGTGAGAGAAGCGCACACAGGCATCCTCCGCGTAGAACGCCGGAATGTGCGGGGGTAGAGGACGTTCGGTGTCGATTATGGTAGTCAAAAGCTGGCTCTCCACGAAAAGGTGGAAAATGTTGCGTTGTGGTGTCAGTCGAGCTTTGTTGCCGTTCTCGGAGTTGCGGTTAGCCGGGATAATGTCGTTTTCCAGCTGCTCGGGGGTAGTCCCCAGCGGGTACTCATGGCAGGCTTTGATGAGAACCGAATAGGGGTTGACAGCGTTGTCCGGCGTGCTGTGTTCTGTTGTGTTGTGCGGGGGGAACTTCCTCGGGTCTTTTGCGTCGTTCGACTTCAGGAAGCGCTGACCGCCCTTGTATGAAGGGTCCTGTTTGGAGACCTCCCAGCCGTTGGGCTTGAGGGTTAAGGCGTAGAAGCGGAAGTTCGAGTTGGAGGTCGGGCTCGGGTCGTAGGGGTGCGTCGGGTCCGGGCTGAAGCACCACAGCAGCCAACCCACTTCCCACGGGTTCGGCTCGCTGGTGGGGTTGTCTTTGGTCGGCGGGGTGTTGTCCTTGTTGCGCAGTTGAGCTGTGGTGACGATGTTCGCCGACAGGCTGTACACCACCTGCAGTCTGTCGTGCTCAGTGGGGTCCGGGTTCGTGGAGGGTACCGGTACCCTTTCTAGCTTGAGCAGAGGGGTGAGTGCCGGGATAGGCGCCGCCAGGGAGGCCGCGGTGGCACCTAGCGGCTGGTCCGGATTAGGGGGTGGCGGAGGCGGAGGCGTCAGGAAGAGGGTTGAGTCGTAGGGCGGCGTCGGGTTAGGCGTTATCGTCGCCTCGTTGTATATCTTCCGTATGCGCACAAGGGGCTTCTGTGGTGCTGGCATGCCTCGATTTTAGCTCGTCGTCGTGTCTGCGCACAGCACACTGGATCTCATCCAGCTGACGGGTGTGCGCATGGACCAGGTCCGTCAGGGTTTGGGTGTTGGACTCTATTCGGTCTACGGCATCCCTTAGAGAGCTCCCATGGTTGTTTTCCATGTCTTGTTTTACACTAAGGACCTTTCTATTGGTCTTCAATGACGTATAGAGGGTCGCTATAGCGGTTATAAGGGCACCTAAGCCCACGGCTGGCGCCCCGAGAAGGTGGTCGGCGATTAGTACTATGTCATGCACAGGTCATATTATAGCGATCATACTGCAGTATGATTTCCAGTAACGAAAAATTCGATTCAATGTATGCGGTTGGGTCCCCCCATGAAAGTCGACCCACCCCTCCAAAAATTCCAACTTTTCCCACCAAAAACACAAGTAGCCCCTAGGACGTTAGTCCTAGGGGCTACTTTTCTCACCACTCCAACTTGTATTACCTACCCTACCGTAGGGTAACTTATCGCTTCGGCGACGACGCAGACGAACCACGCCGCGTACATGAGTCCAACTATTCCAACCCAGATCTTAGTGATACTGATTCTCAATAGCACCTCCCTCTCCGGGCCGCCGCCGAAGGCGGCGGCCCCAGTCCGTTTCACGTGAAACGTCAGTCGAGCCCGACTTCGCTGAGCGCGTCCCCGAGCATCTCCACGATGACGGCGTCTTCATCGTCGCCTTCCTCGAAGGCCGGCCTCAGTCGAGCCTCCACGGCGCCGCCTTCGCTCCGGACCACCACGGTGCCGTGCTCGACGTCGAAGGCCCGCACCCTCGAAGGCCTGCCCCATTGCCTCCTGGCATCCGCTCGGGCGACTTCGTACAGGCCCAGTACCCGGGCCAGGGCCTCCGCCGAAGTCAGCCTCAGAGCTCGGGTGCAGGCCTCCGTCACGCAGGCGCCCGTATCTTCGTAGACGCTCCCGAGCCGCTCCAGCACCGTCGTCGCCATCAGCTCCCAGACCGTCTTGGCGTCGACGGGATCGTCAGGGTCCTGCCCCGCGCAGTCGTGCAGCCAAAGCTCCACCCGCTCTTCGTCGGAGAGCCGGTCCCAGAGCCTGCCGACGGCGTCGGCCTGGATCTCGCTCCACTCGGAGGCGATTTCGAAGGCGGCCTCCGGATCCTCGCAGTAGTCCGCCTCGAAAGGCAGCTCTCGGCCTTCGTCCAGGCTCCATCCCGCGTCTACGAGGGCGTCGGAGGCGGCGTCCAGGAGGTCGGCGTCGGAGACGGCGGTGAGGTAACGGTTGATCATCAGGGTTTCCTTTCTCTCTGTTGTCCTGATATCTCTAGTCTAGTCGGCCCGGAGGCCGCTGTCAAGCGGCCTCCGGTGTGATATGGCTAACACCAGTCGAAGAAGCACTGCAGCGGCGTCGGAAGGTGCTCCACGAGCTCCTCGCAGGTAGACATGAGCCCGTAGAAGGCGTCCCAGACGGCGGCGGCGAAGTCGAGCCAGGTCATCTCAGGCCTCCCATCCGCGGTTCTGACGGCGGCTCCGGCGTCGAGCGCGCTGGCGCTCGCGGTCTGCCCTCAGGCTAGCGACGAAGTCTGGGACGTCGATTTCGGGGATGAAGGTGGTGGTATGCATCGGGTTTCCTTTCTCTCGTTCCGATGGTTCTAGTCTAGCGGGCGTCGGCGGGAGTGTCAAGCCCGATGTTCGTGATGTGCGTCACTGTGAGGCCGAGTAAGGTCGGCTCGGGCCGGACTCCGGCGTAGGCGTCCCAGCTCGGGGCCCAGCCTTCGCCGGCGCCCCAGCCGGCCAGGAGGCCGGCTGCGACGGAGACGGCGGCCCAGAAGCGCCTCACCAGGCCCACCCGCCTACGTCGTCACGCACACGGAGCTCGGTGGTGAGGGTTCGGCTGCAGGTCACCCGGCGGACGTCGAAGCCAGCGTCCGTGAGCTCGTCGTCCAGGTCCTCCAGGAGCCGCTGGCCGCCTTCGAAGGTGCGCACACCGGGGGTGATCCTGACGTCGCCCTCAAACGGGGCGTCGACGAGGCTGACGTAGAGGCTGTAGCCTTGCTCGGAGACGGGGATCGTGGCTTCCAGGTGCCGGACGACGGCGTTGGCTGTTTTCCAGGTGTTCATCGGAGTGCCTTTCTCTCTTCGTTCCGATGTCTTCATTCTAGCGGGCCCCCGGAGGGGCTGTCAAGCCCCTCCGGGGTGGGCTGTGTCACACTTCCACGCCCCAGTCGGCGACGGCGCTGCGGAGGGTCGGCCAGGCTTCGGTCTCGCCGCACTCGCGGACGCGGACTGCGCCGTCGACGTAGACGGTCAGGGTGCCGTCGGGGGTATCGGCCTGGACTGCGCCGTCGGGCAGGACGAAGGCCAGGCCCCCGAGCTTCTCGGTGAGCGACTTCGCCAGGGCTTGGCTGTAGGGGTACTTCGTGTTCATCGGAGTTCCTTTCTCTCTTCGTTCCGATGGCTCTAGTCTCGCACAGTTGGCGGCGCCGTGTCAAGCCGCTGCAGCGTGATGTGCGTCACATTTTCATGGCTGTTCGAGCGCCCCTGGAAAATGTATTTTTCATGGTTGCTCGAGAGCCTCGAGAGCCCCTCCGAGTGTGATGTACCCCACATTGTGATGTTTCTCACATGGTTGCTCGAGAGCCCCTCCGAGTGTGAGATTGCTCACATGGTTCCTCGAGCTGGGACCTTAGTCCCGATTTCACGAAAGTGAGACCAAGCTCACATTTTGAGTTCCGGGATTTTCGCAACACCGGCGTTGCGTAATTGCTCGGGGCGGCTCCGGGGCCACCCCCGCACACCCCCGGCCTTCGGGGGCACCCCCTCAGGCTTCGAAATCGCCGCTCTGAGGGCCTCTGGGGCCCCGCCGGTAGGGTGGCCTAGGCGGGGGCGTCTGCGGCGCTCTGAGGGGCCTTCTCGGGCCTCTGAGGGGCGTCTGCGGGCATGGGAAGGCCCCCGCCGGAGCGGGGGCCTTCGGGTCAGCCTTCGAAGTCTTCCAGGACGTCCGCCAGGTCTGCGGCGTAGTAGCCGCCGAGCTCTTCGAAGAAGTCGATTTCGATGTCCATTGGGGCTTCCTTTCTCTCTTTCCCCTTTGTTGTACCTCCATTCTATCAACCGCCACCCCCCGTGTCAAGCCCCAGCTGTGTGTCCTTCGCCACATTTCTGAGCGTCATACGGCACCGTAGGTTACCCACCCGTAGGAAGCGAGGGGGCCGTCCCTCCGCTTACGTCGGCGTAAGCTACCCGGCAGTAACCTACCACCGGGTAACTTACTCGCCAGTAACCTTCGTCAGCGTAACCTACCACGGGGTAACTTACACCTACGTAGCAGTAACTTACGGTTACGTAGGTAAAGGTTGTCATTAAACGTTACAAAGAGGCCCCTTTTCGCATTTCGGGGGCAGGTTTCGGCTACAAAGAGGACCATTTTTGAATTTCGGGGCTCAAAGATAAAGGAAATTAGAACGGCGGTCGGCGGAACGGACAGTCCCGAAGCGCACACCGCACAGCACCAGGCGGTCGAGCGGCACCCCCTCAGACGCACGAGGATCGATTCTGAGGCGATTTCAGCCCCCGACCCAAGCGACCCTACCGGGGCGACCCTGAAAACGCCTCAGAGGGCAACCTCGTGATCCTGAGGCGCAACTGGGCCCGCGAGGAGGCGCACACCCCAGGCGCACAGCCCCCCGCAGCGGAGGCGTGTGAAGGATGTGACAAAACTGAACAGACGCAGAACACGTTGTTCTCAAACGACAGCAAACGGCAAGAAGTGCGGATTCGGCGAGGTGGGATCCGCTTCTACATAAGGCATACATACCTAAATAATAGTAGGGTTATAAGTTCAAAGGTATAGAATTAAGGAAATTATCTTAATAGTATAGATATACAGATATAATGTGTTAGTAAGTTGTGTGGGGGTGGTGTGTTAGGACTATTTTTCTTAGTGAGAACGATTCTCAATACGAAGATGTACCGAAATTCTGACAGTCACTGTCAATTGAGAGTCACTGTCAGAATTTTCGCCCTAGCCTAACCCCGACACAGACTTCTCCGCGGAAACTCGCCGATCTATGTGGTGTGCGACGTGTCAGGTGCGCGCGGGCGCGTGATTATAACACAACTCCTCACAACACCACTGTGACCAAATTCACATTCGACGATTTGACTTGAAATAGATCCGGGTCTAGGGTAGAAATCGAGTTGAAATCGATCGCGCAATGCGAGTCGAAATCGATCGAAAATACATTTTCGAGTGAGAGGAGAAATCGAAATGAAACGGGTCAGCGTGGCGATCGAGGTCGCCGACGAAAACCTGTGTGCGCAAAACCTCCGCATGCAAGCCGAAATGGAATACGGGGTGAGAATCGTTCTCAATCCGAACTGTGCCGACAGGCTGGTGTTGGTCGTCCCCGACACGTCAGCCGAAAACGCAACAATGAAGAAAGCACTCGAACGCTTCGGCGTAGCCATGGCCACGCCCGCCTCCCTGTGCGATGTGCTGTGCGACCCGGTTTCCGACCCCACTGCCTCCCCCCGGAAGCGCCTGAGGCTCATGTTCCGCGAGTTCAAATCGAACCCGCTGTCCCGCGTCGACCTGCGCGGAAAGGACCCCGCGGACCCCGACAAAAGAGCCCGCAAAGAACGCGCCAAACGCTTCAAGGAGGCTTTCTACGATTCTTTATCTGAATTCATAGCGGCCAACCCCGGGCTGAGCTACAAGGACTACTGGGACGCGGATCACCGGCCCTATGAGAAGCAGTGGCCTGAATATCGGGCAGCTGTCAAGAGAGCGAAGGAGATGAAGCGATGATGCACTATGCGATGCCCGCACGCTCGCAGGGCGAACTGTATGCACAGCGCGCAACGGCCCGCCTCGCCGAAAAAGACGTTCACAGGTGGGTGTTCGCACACAGCCTGGCCCCCAAGGTCGAATGCGCTGTGCGAAAATGGCTCCTTCAACGGCTGAACGTCGTCTACTGTGAACTGCAGTTGATGTACACGCCGCATGTGCGTTCGACTAGCCTAGCCAGGACGCACATCGTGCTGAACAACACCCCTTTCTTCACGTCGTCCATGGCCCGCAATGACGAAGCCGTCGAAGTCAACGCCCGCGGCTTGAACGCACGGGACGCCGTGAAGGCCCTGATAAAAGCGACGGGGTTGAACCCGCACATGTCGGTGTGCGGGTGGCCGTTCTGCCTCAGCGACCTGGACGACGCAAATGCGGAAGGGGGTGCGGCGTAACGTGACGCTCGTGGCTTTTTTCGACGTCGCTTTCCTGGCGACGCTTCCGGGCCGCACGATAGAACCCGCCGCGATGGACCGCCACGGGACTGTGCGCTCCGATTCCATCGTGCTGTACGGCCGTAACCCCTTTGCGCACTCGATATGCGTGCAGCCGCATGAAGACAAGCGGAAGTCCTTCACGGTGGGCATTGTGCGCGTTCGCACAATGCCGATGAAGGCGACGTTGGAGCTGTGCGATAGGCTCTCCAACCCTTTGATAGAAGTGGATGCGGTTGTGCACAAGAACCTGCCGTTGGACTGCGTGTGCGACTTGGGCTACGGGATAGCGCCGGGCACCGTGATCGACGAGGGGATGCTACCCATCTCCGATTACCATGTGCTGTGGCCCGGTAAACCCACGACGAACACGGTGTGGACCGCAGTGGAGGACTACACGTGGTTCGAGGCGTTCTCGGAAGAGGGGTGTGCGACGGGCATAGCCTGCACACCCGCGTTGCATATGCAAAGTGAACGGAAAACGATAGACGAAAGGGGCGAAGGATGACCGCGACATACATAGCTTTGGAGGGCCCCGACGGCGTGGGGAAGTCGACCGTAGCAGCAGCTCTGAGAGAGCGGCTGCTACACCGCACCCGCTCCACCGCCTCTTACTCCACTGTGCGCATACGGCACTTCCCCACGGACGTGCTGATTGAGTGCGCGCGAAGAGACAACCGCCGCCTGAAGGCGGAGGACTACGCGATGGACATGGAAAATTGGCTCTCCTTCCGACCGGAGCCCGTGTTGTTTCCCGACACGCCGACCCCCGCCTCGAACGAAGAACAGCTGTACATCCTGGACAGGTGGGCGCTCAGCACCTCGGTATACGCCTCTCTGCGAAATGAAAAGATCTCGGAGAACGTAGCGCTCACGCTGAACTGGCTGAACCGCGTTCCGCTGACGACGTTCGTGTTGATGCCCCGCGACCCCTCCAAGCTGACGGACCCGGACTACCCGGACCCCGACGGCTACGACCCCCGAAAAGTTACCGAGGCGTACCGGAAGTTCCTGACGAACGCGTTCGTCGCGGGGGAGCTGTCGAGGTTCATACCGATCGTCGTGGACCCCCCTGTCGACACGCCCGAATCCGTGGCCGCGGAGATCGCCGAATGGGCCGTGGGCTTACAAAGGGGGAGGTGACGCACATCGCACACGGGGCGCTTGACTGCCGCCCCGTGTGCGCCTAGACTGTAAGCATGGCAGGTGCAAAAGAAACACTGCCGACCCGAGAGAAAGGAACACATCATGAGGACGATGCCCACTATTGAGAACGCAGCCATTTGGTTCAACGCGGAAACCGCTACCCAACACCTTGACGTCGTCGACCGCCAAACGGCTTCGATCGTCGACACCCGCACCGCCGAGGGCTCGACCGTGCGGTTTTACAACGCAGACGGGTTCGAGTTCATGACGCTGAAGTCAGACGACGTGAGCACGCGGTTCGATTCGCTCTTCGGCGAGAAACTGGTCGGTACGCGCTACGCGGAAGACGGTCGGCTTTACGCAATCCTGAAAGACGGTGACCGCACACGCGAGGAGCCCGTGGACCTTTTTCCGTTCGCGGACGTGCAGGTGGGCCCGAATTGCGAGTTCGGGCGTCGCATAACGGCGGTGGCCGTGGAGTACGGTCCGGCCGATGTGACGGTGAGCCTAATAGCGCCGTTCGCAGAGCTCGTGACGGCGACCCGGCCTTACTCCGAGGACGAGGCCGACTACCTGCTTTAAGCATGACACGACGCAGAACGAAAGGAGAGAATAGCATGATTGGAACGAAGTACACGCCGGGTCTTCTGGCAGAACTGGCTAAGACGCCGCACTTGAGGAGTATGGAGATTCCGTCGACGCCGGATGGACAGTGGGTGTCCTCCGTTACGAAGCGCTATACGGACGGTTGGGAGCGCAAGACGACGCTCTTCGACGTCGACGAAGCGGAGTTGGCGTCTATGACAGTGGACTGCGGCGCAGACGGTTCGCGGTTCGGTTTCACATTGGACCACGACGTGGAGAAGGTCACGGTGGTTTTGAACCCCGAATGTCGTAGTCTGTCTTTCGTCATCCGTCGGTGGTTCGAAGAAGGGACGGAGGAGCGATCTGTCGTTCTCCCTTCCACTGCTTCGGTGGAGGTCAGGTTGGATGAGCAGTCCGTCGTCGTCTCCAAGGCTTCGGTGGAAATGATGACGGAGGCCCGTGCGGTGTCCGTGATCGAAGAGACGGACACGACGTCGGACGTGAGCACGTCGTTCTTCGAAGATGAGACCTCGGACGAGCCGTGGTTGGTCATTGTCGAGCCTTGCTGAAAGGAGGATTAACATGCTGTTCTACGATCATGAGGACTGCCTGTGCGCCTATATCCGGAATCGTGGTTTCGTCTGTGTGGATGCGAACAGTCCTCGCTTCGACGAAGAACTGCCCGCGTACTTCGACTTGACGACGTGCGATGAGGCGGCGCCGTACACGAACCCCTATGGGGATATTCTGCTGGTACACTACCGCCTTCCGCCTGACATGTGCTATAACACGGTGTTGCAGGAGCTGGTGCCGGAGGATTGGCCGATCATGTTCACTGTGGAGGACGGCGAGCGGAACCCGTACACGGAGATGCTGCGCGATGAGGTGAATGTAGACCTGGTTCAGCCTGTACAGGATGAGCCGTGGGTTGAGCGGAAAACCCTTTATCGCAACGTGTGGCTGTCCTATGATAAGAGGAGTCGTACGATTCACGTTCACCGGAAGAACGATAGCGATGTAGCCACTTGTCTTTTCGACATGAAGAAAGACGAGTTCATTCATACATATCAGGTGAGGTGTATCGACGGGTGACGCATAAGGACATTGCGCGGGCTATAGCGAACGCTTATGATACATCTGGTTCGGATGTGCGCTATTACAGGGCAGACGGCACGGCGGCCGTGAAGGAGGACGAGGCGCAGTACATGTCCCGTTACAACCCGCTGACGAAGCGGCTGAGGGTGATGCTTTATCCGCACCATGAGACGATCGGGTTGTTCTATTTAGGATAGATTGAAAGGAGACGCTGAGTAGCATGGCTTTGAAATTGATTCCGCCTTGTCAGGGCCGGAGTGAGAAGGAATATTACATCCGTTTCGAGGGTTCGATGTATGGCGTGTTGCACGTGGATAACGAAGCGCACACTGTAAACCTGGTCCCTCTCAAGGAGATCTATAACGTTCCGGTGTTCGTAGAACCGCTGGACCCGTACAAGCTACATTGTGTGCGGGTGTTCGACTCGTCGAGTTTCCGCATGGTGCTGTGCTTCTTCGATCGTTTCTATGTGACGGTTGGTGGCATGCACGTATTGGAGTTCGACAGCCCTGCGCAGTACATGGAGCACATGCACGTGTCTCTGTACGATGCGGTGTTGTTTCCACCTGTTGCGGAATGCCAGGAGACGAACCCGTGGCGGACGCTATCCCGGTCGGACGACGTGGGCTCTTTGTGGCTGTGCGATTTCTCCCCTGCGGAGGAGGGCGTCAATCCCGGTCCGGACAGCGCGTCGACCCGGGTTCTCGGCAAGCTGTGGCGTGAGGTAGACGGCTCTTTGACGCTGAAGCCGGCTCGGAGCTTCGCGATCTGCGACGCGTGGGAGGAGAACAATTGTTCGACTAGCTCGTGGCATTTGACGTCTGTTCGCAAACGCACAGCGCAGTAATGGATGGTGATCTATTTCACAGGGCGGGGGCTTGACGGCCCCCGCCCTTTCCGTATACACTTCTTAATACGCATATCGCCGAGAGAAAGGAGAATACACTATGAACTTCGAACAACCGCAGGACTACGTGGACGCACTGAAACGGCTTGAAGGCTTCCCGTTGATGGGTATGGAGGTCATGGATGGTCGCTTGTTCTTCACCAGCCTGTCCAGCCACGTAGCGCTCCCTTTGCGTAACAAAAGGAGAGATTGGGGTTATAGAGTGGGGCGCTATGGCTTGAACAATCTCGATGTGCTTGTGAGCTACGTGAGGTACGACGATCAGTTCAGGCAGGTTCGACTCTTCGACGAGTATGGCGACGTTATCGCACACGCGGAGCTTCGGAACATCACCCGGAAGGAGTGGCTGCTCGGCGAGCTGTACGGTCAGAACCTGCACAGCTCGATGAATGTCAACCAATATAAGAAGTGTGTAACCCTTGCCAGTGGCGTGGTGCTCACGGCGGAGGCCGATGGCCTGACGGGCGTTTCCATTCACTGGCCGTTTCTCGACTCTCCGGTGGACAGCGTCATCGACTGGGGCGACAGGGTGTACGTCATGACCGAGAAGGGTAGGGCAGTCGAGCTGTTTTTCAATGCTGAGGAAGGGGGAAATGAAGATGGCGAGGACGACTGACGGGAAGTTGATTCAACGGGCTTTCGATCTGCTTGACCCACTAGTGCGCGAGGGGCGGGCTTTGCACACTGTGAACTATGCGGCCGATAGGACCACGCTGTTCTTCGATAACGGCGTCTCGGCCTACCTCAAAAGATCGGAGTACTTCGTATCGGATTATAAGCTTCGCGTCTGCTCAACCCCTCTCGCCTCTATGCGGCTTGTGAAGAAGCCAGACGGATCGGATGCGTGGCGGTTGCTCGATGGGAAGGGGCACACCGTTCTCACCGTGGAGCTCGCACAGCCGACCGACCCGCTTCCCGTATACGTCGCAGCCCTGAATGATGCGCTCATCGGGTCTAGCGTGCAGAGCGTGTCGGCATCAGACAGCGGGATGTGTCTGCACTTGGACGACGACTACGACGCCGTGACGAACGGTGCGTTGCGTGTGCGCGTGGACTCCGAACGGGTGCCGTTCACCGTGGGCGACGTGTTCGTGAATCGCGGCGGTGCGGACTTCACGCTGTGTCTGTGTGCGCAAATGGAAAGCAAACCCGTTGTGGCCTTTAAGATCGATCGGGGCGCACTCGAAAGGAAGGAGCTGTCGTTCAATGTTATCTGATGGGGACATTCGAGAGTTTGCTTTAAACTACGGTGACGGTAGACCGTTGGTGAGCCCATTCGACGAGGACAACCTGCAGCCGGCGAGCTACGACGTGCACCTGAGTCCGTATCTGGTCGATCCTTTCGACTCGCACCGTCGGGGCTTGATCTATCTCGATGACGCCGTTCCATACTTCGTGCTGCCACCTAACGAGCTGTGGCTGGGGGAAACGTCTGAGTGGTTCGACATTCCTTCCGATATGGCTGCGAAGGTGGAGGGCCGGTCCAGCTGGGGACGCCTCGGCCTGATGACGCACATCACAGCTGGGTTCGTCGATCCTGGTTTCAAGGGGACGATCACGTTGGAGCTTTACAACGTCGGCAAGCACCCGCTGCGGCTGCCTGTGACGCATCATAGACGGGATTCTGCGACGGTGGATGTCGAGCCGATCGCCCAGGTGGGGTTCTTCGACCTCGTGACGGCGAGCGAGAAGCCATACGATGTGCGAGGCCACTATGTGAACCAAGAGGGCCCGACGACGTCTAAGCTGTCGAAGTTCGCGAGGAGGCCGGACGCGCAGTAATGGATATCGCTGACATCTGGGGGGGCGAAGAATGGGTCAAGCAGGCGCGCTGCAAAAAGAGCGACATCGGAATGGACCTGTTCTTCGCCCCCCGCGAGGGGGCCGACGTGGAGGACGACCCCTACTACGCGCGGGCCAAGTGGGTGTGCTCGATTTGTCCTGTGCGACTCGAATGCAGGGAATATGCGGACCGCGTTGAGAAAGGACAGAAGAGGCTGTTCGGCGTGATAGGCGGGGAAGATTCGTTCGAGCGCCGGGCCAGGAGAGAAGAGGAGGGCAAGCTGTGAGGCAGTTGCTGTACGGAAAGAAAGACAAGCTTCAAGGGTGGTTCGCCGTGAATGCGGACGACACGATAGAATACTTGCCGACGTCTCGCGAGGCGATGCACGGCTCGCACAAGGAAATGGTCGAGGATGCGGTGGGCAAACCGTTCCGTGCGATCAGCATCGGGTACGCGTCGGAGCGGAAGGTGTTCTACACGTGCAACGGTATCCGTTTGATCCTCGTCAAGCAGGACGGCCCGCCGATCAACCCCGATGTGGCTCCGTCCGGGTACTACTATGATGCATCGAGGCATACGGTGGATCGCTTCTATGATCCGCCCTTCCATGTGAAGGGCGAAGACTGTGCGCCGGACTCAGTGACGGGCTTGTTGAAGAGCCAGGGCTATGTGTGGTGTCGTCGGATCTACGACGGCGTCGAGTTATTCCTGACGAAGGACAAGGACGGCAAGGCGGACGTTGACAAGTACTATATCAAGGCGTTCTCGATCGGGTTGAATCTGGATATCCTGATTCGATCCATCGATGTATCGTGTGCGAAGTTCGAGGTGGTGCGGGCGTGACATCTTTGGAGCTCACCCCGGCGCAGTTGGAGAAGGTGGAAGCCATCGTCGCACAGCGGGATGGCTTCCGGGCCGCTTTGGATGTGTCGGATACGGGGACGGGCAAGACCCTGTGTGCGGTGGAGGTGGCGAAGCGGCTTGAGCCGGCTACGACGTTGATCGTGGGGCCGGCGAAGCCGCAGATCGTCAACGCTTGGAGGGCGACGTTCTCCCGGCAGGGAGTCGAGCTGCCGTTCAAGCGGATCGATTCGAAGCATCTCGGCCATTTCGACGATCTGAAGGATGGGGTCTCTGGCGTTTACTACGTCGGTAGGGAGTACCTAGGGTTATCCGACTATAATGCGAAGAACGTCGAGAAAGGTAAAGAGAACCTTCTGCCGTGGTCGAAGGCGAAGCCGGACTTCGTGGTATACGATGAGGTGCAGTCGGCATCGAACCGTAAATCCGGAAGGGCGAAGGCCATGTGGAGCCTGCGGAATGCTGGCTTCAAGCTGGCGATGTCAGCCACACCGCAAGGCAATCGGTTCGAGGGGCTGTGGTCGATCTGCCGCTGGTTGTGGTGGAACGTAGAGGACCCGTCTCGTGTGCCGCTGTCCAGCGACAAGAGGGACTGGTTGTACGTGGAGGGTTCTTTCCACCGCTGGAAAGCGAGGTGGTGTATCGTCCAGAACAGTTGGATCCACGACAGGTATGGCAGGTTGCAGGAGATCGAGACGATCGTCGCCGAGAAGGAACCGGGCGCGTTCCTTCGTTCTTTGCCGTGTGTAGTGGGTTTGCCTGCGGAGCGGAAGCCGGTGGACACCCGTATCGTCGAGTGCGAGCTGACGCATAAGCAGCGCGATATATATGACAAACTGCAATACGAACTGATCTCCGAGGTGGAGGGCGGATTGCTAGTAGCCTCGATTCCGCTGGTGAAGCTGTTGCGCTTGAGGCAGGTGACTCTGGGTGAGCCGTGTATGGTGTACGATCCGGAAACCGATATGGATTCGGTCACGTTCGACCCGGACTGCCCGTCTAGAAAGTTGGATATGCTGAACGCTTTGATCGAGAGACACCACGCACACGACAAAGTGTTGGTGTTTACGTCGAGCCAGCGCTTCGCGAATGCCGTGGCACACAGGGTGTGTGCGAAGACGGCGCTGTACACGGGAGCGCAGACGGCGAAAGCGCGCAGTGGGGCGTTTGCAGGCTTCACGGAAGGGGATGTGCAGGTCCTGCTGTGCACGATCGGCGCCGCAGCTGAGGGTCTGGACGGGCTGCAGCGCGTGTGCCACGTCGAGGTGTGGTTGGACGAGGACCTGAACGGGATGCTGTGCGAACAGGCGAAGGGGCGCCTGAACCGCATGGGTCAGCCCGCTGAGCGAATCATACGGTATTATTTCCAGGCCCGGGACACGATGGACGACGGCACGTTCCAACGGCTCGCCGGCCAGGCGCAGGCCAACAGGGCTGCGCTGAACAAGTGAGCTATATCACACAGCCTCGGCTTGCACTGCCGGGGCTGTGTGTGTACGGTGGAGGCACAAGCCAACCGAGAGAAAGGACTATCTCATGACGATCACGGAGTTCATCGAAGACCTTGAGAAAGCCCGCGCCAAGTACGGCGATTTGAAGCTGTTCGTGGCACGGGGCTATCAGCTTTACCCGGTTGAGTCGCTCGACCTGTTTGATTGCCGCGTGGGGTACAACGAGCATTATGATGAGTTCTTCGAGTCGAACAATGCCGGGTTCGGTGCCGAAGAGGCTGTCGTTCTCGGTTAGACGAGAAAGGAGGAATGAAATGGACGACTACATTAAAGAGCGATTGAAGGACGCATTTGTGCTGTTCGATAATTTCGATAAGCACTACGCATACATCCCCGCTCTTAAGAAGTGGCTGGACGTGAATGGTGCGGACTACTGTCTTGGGCTTGCGGATATACGTAACCTCATGGACAACGACTTGCTCTATTTCGCACCCGTGCCGTTCATTCAACACGTGTGGGAACAGCGGGACACTCAACGAGCAGCACTTGAACCACACACCACACTGAAATACAAGGACGGGCCGATCATCTTGCACAACACGGGCGACACACCCGCTATTATCGAGTGCAATCACATCGTCAACTTCGCAATCAACAAAGGCTGGGAGCTTCAACTGGTATGAGGAACGACGAACTATTATCACTGTTCACGCCCCAGACCCGGCGAGACAAGCAGATTCGGGTCGGGGCCTCGAACCTCTCCAACCCGTGTGCGTTGTGCCTGGCCGAGGACATCCTGCCGGGTATAAAAGACAAGAGCGGGGTCGAGTTGGTGCCGCGCGAGATGAGGGAATCCAACTTCGTCATGGGGGCGAGGATCGGAACTGACATCCACCGCGGCTTGGAATATTGGGCGAAGCGGCTCTTCCCGAAGTGGGAGCTGGAGCAGCGCTTCGAGCTCGGCCTCTACGAGAACTACGGGCTGATCCGGTCTACGGCTGACGCTTACGACCCGGAGGATGGGACGATCGTTGACTACAAGACGACGACCCGTGCCAAGCTGAAGGCCCTTAGCGCTGTGTTCTCGATGCACGGGGACGTACCGGATGTGACGGGTGACAGCGCCAAAGCCAAATACATCGCCTACGTCGCACAGACCCACCTTTACGCGCTAGGCAAAGAGCGCCGCGACGGCGAGGGTACTGTGCGCAAGATCAAGGTCGTTTTCATTCCGAGGGACGCTTCGCAAGTGTCCGACGTGGAGATCTTCACCCTTGACTACGACCACGAGAAGGCCGAGCAGGTATGGCAGCGCGGGCAGCATATCATCGACGCCCTGTGCGATGGCTTCACGGATTTTCCGTCGTATCCCGGTTGCTACCGTTGTAACGTGTTAGCTGTTAAGAAGACTACGTAGGCGGTGTTATCGTATGAAAGAACAGGACGACATTCTCGAATATGGTTATATATCGGGGCTTATCGACAGCCTCGAAGAGAGGAAGAAGGAACTCGCTGCAGCTATCAAGCAAAGGCTGCAGGTCGGCGAGTCCGGAGTAGCTGGCCCGTACATAGTTACGCGAAGGGAGGTTCACCGTTTCGATATATCGAAGGCTGAAAAGGCTCTATCTGGAGATACGCTTCGACGTTGCTATGTTCAAAAGCTGGATCCGAAGAGGGTGAAATCACTGGCTTCGGCAGAGGAATATCTTCAGTGCCTTAAGAGCACAGAGCAGCTTTACGTACGTCAAGAGAAAGGAGAAGACAAATGACAGATTTCGATATCGAGTCATTCATCATCAAACCAGACGAACTCAGCAAACCCGAGCAGATCCTCGTCTACTCCGACTACGGTCAGGGGAAGACGACGTTCGCAGCCTCGGCTGCTAAGTTCGAGCCTACGTCGCCCGTGCTGTACCTCGATCTCGAAGGCAGCACGACAGGCGTTACCCGTGATGTGCCGCCTGAGAACATTGACATCGTCAGGCCTAAGAACATGCCGATACCAGAGGGCATGACCAAGGAGGAAGGCTGGATCCACAACACGGACCGCATTCTTGTGGCCTTCCTCACAGGTGAGATGCCCCGTGAGTACAAGACAATCGTCATTGACCCGCTCAACGTCTACAACGATTGGTGTGCGGATCACTTCGAAGCCGTAGAGATGGCCAAGCAGAACCCCAACAAGTTCGCCATCTGGACTGAGGCGGCGAAGAAGACCACCGGATCGAACGGGATCTTCCCGCTTCTGAAGGACGCCGGGGTGCTGTCCATCCTCGTCGTCCACCAGAAGACCGACGACAACGGGGTGGCCGACTTCGCCTGGCGCGGATCTGGCTCGCGGGCCAAGGTTGGACAGACACCCGACGTGGTGGTACATTTGTCACTGGACACCGACCGGAAGACCGGCGAGTCGCACACGGAAGCGCAGATGTTCGCATCCCGGACGATTGGGGCTAAGAACCGCTTCAACCTTCCTCCATTCGTGGAGGACCTGACCATCGAAAAGCTCTGGAAGCTTTGCGACAATCACTGAGAGAGGAGAACACTATGGTACGCAAACCCGCTTATAAGGCATTCAAACTCGACGACAAGGAACTCAAGTCCGCTCTCGGAGCCGACGGCCACTTCGGAGGCCGCGGCGGTGCGGTCAAGGTTCCGGCGCCCGGGGTCTACCGGGCTATCATCTGCGATGTGGAGAAGGGAGAGTACAAGTCCGCTGCCAATGCAGGGCTACCGCGTCTCGTCGTTGACCTGAAGATCATCGAAGGCCCGACCGACGACTACGACGGCGCCATCGTCAAGGATTTCAACGTCCCGCTTCAACCGCACTGGAAGAACGGCAAGCTCAATTACAGCTTTCCGAACTTCTGGGAGGCCGTCGGCGCCTACGACCCCGACGAGGGCTTCCTGATCCCCGAAGACGAAACCGAACTGGTCGACCCCGACCAGACGGTCCTCGTCAAAATCGGGAACCGCCACAATGATCGGGGTTACGTAAACGCAACGGTCGAGTCCTACTACGTGGACGACGGAAAGCGAGAGCTGGAACAGCTCGGCGAGCCGCTGAAACCCAAGGTCGTGCAGGACGCACCCACGGCTAAGGTTCAGCCGGCTCGGGACACGACGAGGAAGTTCAGCATCGGTTAAGAGGAAGGAGTAAGGAACGGCCCCGTTGGGGCCGTTCCTGCTCTATAAGACACCGTCAGTTCGGAAGAGAAAGGAAGAGAAGATGGAAGCGATAGAATTCCTGGATATGATCTATGGGGACATCGAAGGGTACATCAACATCGTGACGATGGATCCCCTCGATGAGGAGGAGACCGTTAAAAGCAAATTCGTCGAGTGGCCGGAGAAGCGCGACTTCGCCAAGCGCTACCTGTCGATGCGCGAGGATGAGAACACCTACTGCTCGGTCGGCGTCTTCACAGGCAAGAGCCGCTCAGGCGATGACGAAGGGGCTATGTGCAATGTCGTGTGGGCTGAGGCCGACACCTGCCCGCCGAGCGAATTCGAGGTCAAGCCGAGTTTGGTTGTGCGCACATCGAGAAGTCGCACGCATTGTTGGTGGGTCCTCGACAAGGCATACTCACTGGCCGAGTGCTCAGAGGTTGCGAGGTCCATCTATCAGAAGCACCGTGACAAAGGCTGCGACTCCGGCTGGCAGGCATCCAAGCTGCTTCGCGTGCCGGGCTCCGTCAACACGAAGTACGGCGCAGACTACCCTGTGCGCGTGGTGGAGAACATCGGCGCCGTTTACACGTTGGATGAGATTAAAGCGGTCTACCCCGTTGTGCGCCTCGCAGAGGCGAAGAAGGTCGGAGAAGCTCCCCCTATGTGCGATGATGAGCAGCTTCGCGTCATCGAAGGTAAGCTCAAGACGCAGTCGCTTCGGTCTATGTATCTCGACGAGATCGAGGACGGGCGTCAGAGTTGGTCTCAGACGGCTAAGAAGTTCCAGATGGAGCTATTTCGTTCTACGTTCACCGACAACGAGGTGTACCAGTTGATGCTCCGCGCACACTGCAACAAGTACAACCCCGTCTACGCTGGTCGGAAAACCAAGGAAGGCCACGCTATTCCGAGACGAGATGATTGGGAACAGTGCACGTGGAAGGAGGTCGAGAAATTCAGTAAGGAGTACAAGGACAGCTTCACGCACCTCGACGAGAACGGCATCGCTCTTGGGGACGAAAGCTTTGTCAACGCCATTCGTGAATACCAAACCGGCGAAATACAGCTTCTCACCGACGACGAGGTGGCTTTCATAGAAAGCGACGATAATCCCACGTTCGTCAAGGATTACATCGACTACGGTCGCACAGTGACGGACACTGCGGACGCATATCATGCTGCACTGGGTATTGTGACGATGGCGACGACGATCGGAGCCTTCGGGTCCATCAATACGACGGGGGACGACGGGCAGGGGCTTCGCTTCTGGCCGCTTATCCTCGGCCCCTCCGGTACTGCGCACAAGACCACGGCCGTTAACGGAGCCCAGACGGTCATCGATCTGTGCGGTACGCTGATAGGGCGCGCCAACAGCATCAAAGTGGCGAGTGATTCCACTATCCAAGCTATGAAGCGTGACATCGCCCCCTTCCACAACACACCAACGTATATGGCGCTCGATGAGATCCAAGACAAGTTCCGAGATATCATGGATAACCGCGGGTCATGGAACGGCTTCGACGCCGGCCTGTGCAAGTTGTTCAGTGGCGAAGTCGAGATGACCCGTCGTATCACGACTGAGGGTGTAGATCGCGCTAACGCACACCTAAATGTGATTCTCACTGGTATTTACGATGAGTCAATCGATATCCTCGAAATGCGTAACTTCAAGAACGGGTTCCTCACGCGTTTCACGTGGGTGACGTACATCGAAGAAGACAACGAGAGTAAAAGCGATGATAAGCCGAAGATCGCTGCCATGTTCAATAGCCGTCGAAAGTTCGGCAACAGCAAAGACCGCGACAGGAAGGCGCAGAAGCTCGCGCACACCCTGGCGAGTCGCGTCAATCAACTGTGCCGCGTGTGCTACAAGACTGATGACGTGCCCGACGTGGAGCAGCGACTTCAGGAGCGGGACCTAGATGTCAACCGTATTCTCCTCGACGTGGACGACGAAGCGCTCGACCGCTACGAAACATGGTGTCTTAACGTACAGCGCTTCGACATCGTCGAGGACAAGTCGTCGATCTTCGAGTCGGCGTTCCGCAGATTGTGCATCACCGTCCCTCAGGTCGCCGGGCTGTTCAGCCTCATGGACCGGGATGACGGGGTAATAACCAAGACGCACATGCTGAACGCCATCTACTACGCCAACCATTGGGTACGGTGTCTGCTCAAGGCGCTCAACGACGTGACGGCAAGCCACTACGTCAAGCAGCAGGAGTCGGTCATGACGTTCATTCGCACGCACTGCGACAAGGCGAACCACGCCATCCTGTGCACGAAAGTCCGGGACAAATTCCCCGAGTTGGACGAGTGGACGTACAAGAACATCATCTCTTCGCTGCGAGGAAGAGGTCTCATCTCCGGCCCGGTCGAACTCGAATACATCCGAGGCAAGGGTAAGAGCAAGAAGTCTAAGGGTTGGTTCTACACGATGGTGGTGGATGAATGAGAAATGTGCGATTCTATCTGGCCTCTGGCGACATCGAGATGTTCCAGGAGGTGGCTGTGGCCGCCAATCCAGAGCTCGGACCCCTCAACTATGAGTGGTCAGACACCGAGGAAGGCGCCGCTGTCTTCGACCTCGAACCGTGGGACGACTGCGGCATCGACACGGCAGCTCAGTGGTTTGCTGGTGTTGTGCGACGCTATCTACTAGATAACGGGGCGTGGTCGTCGCCGTTCGGCGGAGAGTGGTCGAGGATCCTCTTCCTCGACATCGAGTCCCACGGGGTCGAGAAGCGCTGGTCCATGCCGCCGCGTGAGTTCTTCCGCCTCGGTCAGTACGCATGGGGCGAAGGTCCCGTCGTCTTGACGGAAGACTACGACGAGGTTATGGGAGCTATTCGGAGAGCCGATGGAGTGGTGATCCACAACGGCCACAACTTCGACTTGTCTGTGTTGTTCGGCAAAGACAGCGACGAACCACTGCGGATGACGATGGCCCGCAGGGTCATCGACACCATGGTGCTGGCGAATATCGCCCATCCTGCTCCGTCTGTCTACCTGGATAGGTCGGGGCGTCGAGTCGTCACTGACCTCAGCCCTTCGAATGTGCGCCGATGGCTGTCCCTCGACAACCTCGCACACCACCTGGGCCTGGAGGGTAAGGTCATGGACCTGAAAGACCTCGCCAAGCGGTTCAACCCCCCGGGGACGAAGGTCGCTGATCTCGACTTCGGATTGATCCCGCTCGACGATCCGACGTTCCGCGAGTACTCCGAGCAGGACGTGGTGGTGCTCAGGGGTATTTTTAAGGAGCTCCTGCTTCGTCATGAGGTCGACGAGTACGACTGGCGTGAACAATTGAAGGCGGCTATCAACGCGCAGATGTCAAGGAACGGTTTCCTCATCGACGCCGACAAGGCGTACGACAGACTCTACGAGTTGGCGGACAGGAAAGAGAAGCTGCTCGATTACCTTCATCAGTCGGTGGGCATGCCGCTCGATTCCAAACAGCCGTGGCGGACGACTAAAGGAAAGCAGTGCGTCCTCGATGCCCTGGCTGCGTTCGGTGTGGACGAGTTCACGCACCCTGAGTGGCCACGCACACCGACGGGTGCTCTGCAGCTATCCGGCAGCGTCGTACAGGACCTCCTCAGAGGCCACGGAAGCCACGCTGAGGCCTTCGGAAAGGTCTTGGGCGAACTACTGGGCCAGCGCTCACTTGCGCAGCTCACAATCGATTGTCTGCAGCCTGACGGCCGTGTGCACCCTGAGGTCGACGACCTCCAGCGATCTGGACGCTCGTCGACGACGAAGCCCGGACTGACCGTGTGGACGGCTCGCGGAGACAACGCCGTGGAGAAGTCCTATTTCATCCCAGACCCGGGCTGCAAGCTGGTGTCGTTCGACTACTCGAATGCGGATGCGAGGATCGTCGCCGGCTACGCACAGGACCCCGCTTACCTGAAGAACTTTCTGCCCGGCGCCGACCCGCACGAGATCACGGGCCGCGCCGTCTGGGGAGACGACGAGTACGAGGCGCACATGCCGGACGGCTGGGAGACAGACGGAGAGGCGCGCAAGCGCAACCCCTACCGGCAGAAGGCCAAGGCACTCTCGCACGCTTGGAATTACGGCGGCGGGGCGAAGACGATCTCCAAGGCGTCGGGTCAACCGCTCGACGTGGCGGAGCACTTCGTCGAGAAAATGGCGGAAGCCTACCCTTTGGTTGTGCGATGGCGTCAGGACTGTGCGGATCAGGGTGAGAGCGGCTACATCTACAACGCGTGGGGCCGGCGTATGAGCGTCAACGTCGAGCGGTCGTATACCCAGTCCTCGGCGCTCATGGGTCAGTCGGGGACGAGGGAGATCATGACGGATGCGCTCATCCGCATGTTGAACTGTGACCTTCGTCTCATTCATTGGCTTCGCGCGCAAATCCACGACGAGTTGATTTTCTCGATTCCCGAATCGGAGCTAGACTGGGCGGTGCCGAAAATCGCCGAGCTGATGTCCACGACGTGGAACGGAGTTGAGTTCACAGCCGCACACGGGCAGCCGGCAGACGACTGGGAGCACGCCTCCCACTGATGAAAGGAGAGAGTATGACGAAAGCGACGCTGTACACGAAACCAGGTTGTGTGCAATGCAAAATGACGAAGAAGGACCTGACGAAGAAAGGCATACCGTTCGACGAGGTCGACATCACTGAAGACCACGATGCGCTCTCATTTGTGCTAGGACTCGGCTACAAGCAGGCGCCGGTTGTGGTGATCGGCCAGACGCATTGGAGCGGGTTCCGTCCGGACATGGTCAGGAAGTTCGTTTGATGAACACGATCGATAAGCAGTATGAGGTTCTTCTCGCAGACGTTCTGAAGCACGGAGTGGAGAAGAAGGATCGCACAGGGGTGGGGACGCTGTCCGTCTTCGGACGGCAGATCCGTTATGACCTGCGTAACGGCTTCCCTCGTATAACGACGAAGTTCGTTCCGATGAAGGCTGTTAAGGGCGAACTGCTGTGGTTCCTGTCCGGCGACACGAACATCAAGTGGTTGAAGGACCATGGCATCACTATCTGGGACGAATGGGCCGATGCGGACGGCAACCTCGGGCCCGTGTACGGGCACCAGTGGCGCTCCTGGCCTGCGCCGGACGGAAAGGGCATCGACCAGATCTACGAGGTCGTCGAGAGCTTGAAGGCCGATCCGGACTCCCGCCGGCATATCGTGTCGGCGTGGAACGTCGGCGACTTGGACGCCATGGCTCTTGCGCCGTGCCATGTTCTATTCCAGTTTTATGTAGCGGGCGGCAGGCTCTCGTGTCAGCTATACCAACGCAGTGCGGACTTATTCTTGGGTGTGCCTTTCAATATCGCGTCATACTCCCTGTTGACGCACATGATCGCGCAGCAGACAGGCTACGATGTAGGAGAATTCATTTGGACTGGAGGAGACTGCCACATATACAAGAGCCACGTGGTGGCTGTGCGAGAACAAGTCACCCGCAACCCCTACCCGTTCCCCGAGCTTAGCCTCAAGAAGGCGCCATCGATATTCGACTATCAAATGAGTGATATATACGCATCGGCCGGGTACAAACACTACCCCGCCATCAAGGCCCCAGTGGCTGTATAATCGAAGACCCATCGTAGAAAGGACGAGATTTTGACTGTTAACATCGACCCGATCTCCACAGTGGAGGAGTACGTGGAGCAGGCGGATTGGCGCGTCAACGCGAACGCGAACCAGGGCTACTCCGTCGGCGGCCTCATTC